ATTTATCTTTTGGACTTTTATCTTTAAAAAGAGTTGTAGGTCTAACTGGTAATACACCAATGTATAAAGCTTTTTTAGCACCATCTAAAAAACTAGTAGTTAATTTAACAGGGTAATTACTTTTGTAATTTTCATTATTATCTATTCTAGCTATTCGTTCTTCATTAACAGCTTTCATAAATTTAGGAACTGTATAAGTTACACCTTTAATAGCACCAAATGTTGCTGGGGCTAATACACCTCCGGTTGCAGCAATTTTAGCAGTTTGCATTAAATCTCTTTTATCTCTACGATGTGTTGCTAAATCGGCTGATTGATGAACATAATCAAAAGTACCAGCATATGTTGTTCCTTCAAAAGAAATAACTCCAGCAGTTCGTGCAGTTGTTAATGGTGATTTTAAATTTTGAAAAGGAACTACTTTAGTAATTCCCTGTGCTGCTTTACCTATACCAGTTTTAACAGTTTGTTTAGCTCCTGTTTTAACTGCTTCTTTTATTGTTAATTTAGCAGCTTCACCAGCAGCAACTCTTCCTACAGCAGAAGAACCGGCTGTCCAAGGAATTAATAAAGCTGAAGCCCAATTAGCAGGGTCAGTTATAATTTCTTGTGTAGCATCAAGAGCTAGTTGTCTTCTTTCTGGACCTTTACCACCTACAGAAGCATTATCCCATCTAGTACGGAGATAATCATAATCTTCTTTTTGTTCATCAGTAAAATTAGAAGATTTTATTCCTAAGGCAGTAGCATCTTTTAAATTCCAATCTGTTCCTCTAAAGAATTGATATAAATCTCCTACATCTTTCCCTTGATTTCTTACATATTGAGAACTTAAAGAATCTAGAAATCTTTCAGTTCGTTTAACAAATTCATCATCATCTCTTAAACTTGCTAAAGTATCTTTTGGTTTTAAATCTTCAAATACTGCATCAGGCTTAGATTTAGTAAATTGATTGTCTAAAATTGGCATAAGTTACCCTACTATTTTATTGTGTTGGAAGTTTTTCAAATGTCCATTTATATAGAGGAGCTGCTTCGTTTCCTACATTAATTGTAAAAAATCTAAACCCATCTTGTGAAAATTCTTTATTTTCAGCAGGTATTAAAGTCTCTCCTGTTTTTTCATTTACTACTCTATTTTGTATATATTTTTTAGTATTAAGATATTCTACAGCAGTTTTAGCATCTCTAGCATCGTTTAAAGTTTTGTTTTCCATAAAGTCTATAACTTCCATATTTACAAATTCAGTTCTATATAAGTCAGCTCTTTTTGCTGTTTTGTAAAAAGGTTTATCTTTAAATTTATAAATACCTGTCGTTTGTATAGGAAGGGCTTGTATAATTGCATCATCAAAAGATAAATTTTTATTTATTCCTTGTAATTGTAAAGCTCCTTCTATAACATTGTATACAAAACCATCTCTGTCTATAGTAGATAAATTACCTTCAAAATTAAATGTGTCATTATTTACATTATCTGACATATAAGATAATACACTACTCTCTACTCTTTGTCTTGTTACATCATTATCATATATTTTAACTACATCAGTAGGGTCAACTTTAACTACTGCATTAATTTCTGCTTGAGATTTTCTTAATTTTAATTCATTATTTACCATTGCATCTGGATTTTGATTTAAAGCTAATGCATATGCTCTTATTTCAGAAGGATTTAATCCTACTTCTGAACTTAAAGGTCTGAAGTCTGGATTAGTATTAATTTTTTGTATTGCAGTTAATAAATCTGTTCTATTAGAAGGGGCAATATTTCTTAGTCCGGGAAATCCGGGAATAGTAACATTATATTCTATAGCTTTTCCTATATCTGCTTCTGTAATTTCATAACCTACTTTATTAACTTTAGTTACAAAATTTTGTTTATTTAATTTTAAAGTATCTACTTTTGTTGTAAAATTATATGTTCTTTCAACATTACTTGAACCATAAGTAGCTATTGTTGTTTTATTAACTTCATCATTTTGTTCTATTGTACTAGAAATTTCTGTTTGTTCTTTATTTTCTGGAGTAGTTAATAAAGTTTCAGAGTTTAATTGTGCTATTTCTAAATCTTTTTTTGCTTTTAAATTATTAGTTAAATCAATTAAATCTGTATTAACACTAATAACATCTCCTATTTCTATGTCTCTTCCTTTAAAAGCTTTAGGAAATTTTTTTTGTAATCTTTCTATATTACCTTCTCTAACTCTTCTAGTTTTAAAAGTTTTGTTCCATAATTGCTTTACTATATTTTTTTTAGTAGGGTCATCTTTAATTAAATCTACTGCTGCATTATATGCATCTGTAGCAGTTTGATTATAATCTGTTAATGTAAAATTACTTATAAAAGGTTGAGTTCCTAAATTTTCAATATTAAGTTTTTCATCATCTTGAAAAGCTTTATATATTGATATAGCTGTATTATAATCATCATCATCTAAATTTTCTTTAGTTACTTTATTCCAAGGATTTGCACCTAACTCTCTTACTAAATCAGGGTCTGAATTAAATTTTACAACAGCAGCATTATGTAAATATTCTTTTGGATTTTGAATATATAATTGATAGTTTTGTCTATTAGAAGCATTAATAGGATTATTATATACTTCTTTATTTCTTTCAAAAATAGGATTATATTGAGTGGCTAAATCTTCTATAGCATCTTCTTTTCCTTGTCTTAATCCTTTTTTTGCTTCATCTATAAAATTTGCAAATAAAGAAAAAGCTATGCCTTTTTTTACTCTATCTTTATAATCTTTATTTCTTCTAGATAATATTGAACCTGCTAATTGTCCGACATCTGAACTTTTTAAATCCATTATTTTTCTCCTCTATCTAATAAACTTTGTCTTATTTCAGAACCAGTTTCTTTTACTTTTTCTAATATACTTGGAGGAACTATTTTTTCATTTATAGTTTCTGTGTTAATTTTTTGTTTAGTTATATTTTTAATATTACCAACTGCAGTATTAAATTCATTTAATTTATTTTCAAATTGTTCTTTTAAATCATCCCCATCTAACTCATCTAAATCATTACCTTCAATATTATATTTTATATTTGCTTCTTCACCTAAAGCCATAATCATATAAGTTGCTGGTTCAGCTAACAACAATAAATTATCAAGAGAAATATCTCCTTGTAAAAATTTAGAATATAAAACTCCCATAGATAAATCTATTGCTGCTGCACCTTTTGCTAAAGCTTGAACAATGTTTTTAGCTATATCAGGACTTAAAATAGTGGTAGTAATATCATCTAAAGCTTCTCTAGGATTAGCAAATGTAGGAGGATTTTCCCAAGGATATTTAGAATCCGGACTATTTACTAAACTTTGTCCGGGTATAGGTCTACCTTGACTTGATAAATTTACAAGTTCATTTAAACTTTCTTGATTAGATTTATTTTCACCTCTAATTTTTGGTTTATTTATTTCACCTATTGAAAATAATTCTTCTTCAGGCACACCATTTTCTAAAGCTTGTAAAATAGCTTGAGTAGAAGCATCAGTAAGAGATGTAGAAAGAATTGGTTTTAATTCTTTTTGATTTTCTTTTTTAACTTCTTCTTCTAAAACTTGTTCTTCTTGTTTTTGTTCTTCTATCATATTATCCTACTTGTAAAGTTTCTTGTTGATATAAAGGTTGAGATATATAACCCATATCTTCTCTACCATAAGTTAAATTACTATAAGCATCACTTGGATTAATACCTAAACTTTGATAAGCAAATTCTATAGGTGCAAGTCTTTCATCTGGTTCTACAGATAATCCGGCAGCATCTCCTACAGGGTCTCCTCCAAGTAATTCATTTTGAGCATACCCTGAAATTAATCCAGTAGCTGTTGTACTTGCTGCTCCTTTTAAAAATCCTCCGACTCCTGTTCCTGCTGCTACTTTTGCTACTTTTGCTTTACTAACTACTATACCAAAAGGACCTTTACCACCAAAAGGACCTGCTCCACCACCAACACCAGTAGCAAAATTATACGCAGGTCTAAATATTGCTCCTAAGGGATTGTTAGTCATTGTTGTTGCAGCTTTTGCCCATCCACCAAAGAAACCTTTTGTTGCACCAAATCTCGAAGCCAGTCCACCAACTCCTGTAAATATAAGTCCAGCTCCTACTAAAGTTTTTAATACTTTACTAGATGTAACTTTCTTAGCAACTTTTTTAACAGCACTTACGCCTTTTTTAACAACTTTTTTAATTGCTTTACCTACTTTTTTAAAAGCTTTTTTAATTGATTTAAATAATCCCATAGTTATATCCTTTTATTATGTACTAAATATTGAAGTTATCATAGCTTTTATATCTTCAACACTACTACCATATTTGTCTGGTTCAGAAGCAAGAGCAGTATTTACTATTTGTGCTATTCTATTTTTTTCATTTTCACTTGACCTAAAATCATAATCAGCTTGGTCTCTCATTTCTTGCCATAAAAATGCCATTGCAGTTCCTGACATGTTAAATGCATTTTGTGCATTTTGCATATTAATTTGATTTTGCATTGCAGTATTAGCAGTATTAATTTGTCTTCTCCATTGAGTATTAGATTGTTCTACTACTGCTTGATTCTGTGCATTCCATTGATTTCTTGCAAAATCTTGATTTGAATTAAACTGGTCTATCTGTGTAGCTAATTGTGTATTAAACTTTTCAACATCAGCAGCTCTATTAGCATCTCTAGCTGCAGCAGCATTTGTTTGAGTAGCATTAAACTGTTCCATTGCATTCATTTGTGAAGTATTATATTGGTCAGTTTGTGCGTTTAAACTAGCCATAAATTGATTAGTTTGATTTTCACTAGCAGCATTAAACTGAGCAGCAGCATTTGTAGCAGCTTGATTAGATAATAATCTTTGTTGTGTTTGTTGTGCTCTTAATACATTTGATTGTTGTTTAGCATTTAAGTTAGCCATATCCATAGCTAAAAAGTTTTTAGCATTTTGTATTTGTGCTTGTTGATTTAAACTTGCTTCAGCTAAATTAGCTTGAGACATTAAAGTTGCATTTTGTAATATACTTTGTTGGTCTGCAGTAGCTTCTGTTAAACTTACAGTTTGTAAAAATTTACTGTTTGCTAAAGATGTTTGTTGGTCAGCACTAAACTGAGCCATATCTAATTGAAATACACTTTGAGCATTATTTAAAACAACTTGTTGTTCTCTTTGTGCATTAGCTTCGGCAACTTGTGCTTCAATACTTCTTTGTTGACTTACACTTTGTTGTATAGCTTGAGCATTACTTTGAGCTAAAGGTATAGCACTTTGTATAATAGCATTAAATAAATTATCTCTACCTACACTAGAAGCACTTAAACCTCTTCTTGCTAACATAGCTTCTACACTAGCAACAGCAGGTTTAGCCCAGTTAGGTATTTCACCTTCTTCCATACCTTTTAATAAACTGTCTATTTGATTAGATACTAAAGCTTCTTCAGGTAATCCAGCTATGATACCTCTTTCTTGTTCTGTAAATTGTGTTAGTTTATCTTCTAAAGCTTCAGGGTCATTACCTAACTCAGTAATAGCATCTTCTTGTAATCCTGCATTTCTTAATTGTTTTTTAGCTCTAGTAACTCTAGCTAAATCTGTACCTGCATTTTTAGCTGCAGTAGCTTTAGCTTCTGGACTTAATGTACCTACAACTCTTTCTGCAACAGCTCCTTCTTGAATAGTAACATCAGCACCTTGAGTAGGGTCAACTCTATCTACCCCTGCAGCTTCAGCAATAGCATCATCTGATAATGTTCCTTGTGCAGTATCTACTTGAGCTTGAGTATCTACAATATCTAATTCATCTTCTGTTATTTCTGCAGCATTCATGTCTTTTGGCATGTCTGCAGTTTGTGCAGTACCTGTTGTAACTTGTTCTGGTTCTTGTCCTTCAGCTTTTCTTTGACCTACAGTTGTAGGGTCTGCCATAGTTGTAATTTGTTGTTCTTTTAAAGGTTGTCCTGTTTCAGGGTCTATACCCATCTGAACAGCATCAGGTATAACAGCAGCATCTGGAACTTCACCTCTTGCAGCAGCTTCTGCAGATTGTCTTGCAAAACTAGGCTGTGAAGTATCATCCGGAGGTGTATCATCCGCAGGTGTATCATCCGGAGGAGGTGGAGGAGG